ATGAATCTTATTGTAAATGCAGATAAGAACTGGGGAATTGGAAAGAACAATGAGCTTTTAGTCCATATTCCAAATGATATGAAGATGTTTCGTCAGATGACAACAGGAAAAGTCGTTGTCATGGGAAGAAAAACATTAGAAAGTTTTCCAAATGGAATGCCGCTTCCAAAGAGAACGAATATCGTACTAACACATGATAAAGACTATGATGCAAAAGGAGCGATCGTAGTTGGAAGCAAAGAAGAATTATTAGATGAGTTGGAAGAATATAAGGATGAAGATATTTTTATCATCGGTGGAGAAAGCATTTACCGCATGATGCTTCCTTATTGTGATACAGCTTATGTTACAAGAACAGACTTTGCATATGATGCAGATACTTATTTTCCAGATCTGGATGAGATGCCAGAGTGGAAACTTGTGAAAGAAAGTGAAGAAGAGACTTACTTTGATATTGAGTATCAGTTTCTTGTATATCAAAAATAATTCACTCTTTCAATGAATATTTTAAACCATAATTGCCCAGTGACCCATTCGCATTCGGATTCTCACGCAGCTGTACTAAGTTCGTGACAGGTCTTACGACCAGCCACTCACTAAGTGCAGGCGTGTTCATACGGTCACTGGGCAATTATGATTTAAAATATTCTTTATACAGGAGGATATTGAATTGTTGTTTTGAAATGCTTCAAGGTATGGAGTGTGGGACTTCGGAATATATGTTATAATGAAACCGATTAAGATAAATGATTGAAGTTTTGGAAAGGATGAGAATAAATGAATCGATCAAAATTGAAATTAACTACGATAATTGCATTGACAGCGTTTACAGTGGCTGTGATTCCGGCTTGTTTACAGAGAAAATCTGCGAATGCAGCTTCAAAATATACTTATAAAAAAGGCTTTACTTATGAGAAGATTTCTCCGAACATTGAAAAGAGGATCACGGGAAAATCTTATCGTAAGAATAATAATATTAAATTGTCTGATTTAAGATATGTACAGGTTCTTCATTATGGTTTTGATGGGAAGGTAAAAGAGGGTGAGTTGATCGTTAACAAGAAGATTGCGAAGAAAACGGTCAAGGTCTTTTATGCTCTTTATCAGAAGAAATACAGAATTGAGAGAATGAGATTGATCGATGATTATGGTGCAGATGATGAGAAGTCTATGGCTGCAAATAATACCTCTGCGTTTAATTATCGTGTGATCAGTGGAACAACAAAACTTTCCAACCATTCTTATGGAATGGCTATCGATATCAATCCAAGGATCAATCCGTGGGTCAAAGGAAATAAGGTATCACCGGCAAATGGTAAGGTATATAAGCAGAGAAAGACGTCAAAGTGTAAAGGAAAATATAAAAGATATATGATCCATAAGAATGACACAGCTTATAAGATCTTTAAGAAATATGGATTCAGCTGGGGTGGTGAGTGGAGAAGCTCTAAGGATTATCAGCATTTCGAGGTGAATAAATAGAAATGAATCAATAGTTGATCATCAAAAACCCGCTCTCGCTCGGATTCGCACGTAGCTGTACTAAGCTCTTGGTAGGTCTTGCGACCTACCACTCGCTAAGTGCAGACGAGCTCATACGGTTTTTGATGATCAACTATTGATTCTGGAAGGTTGTTGGCTATAACATGTATTGGTTTAAAGATTTAAAAATTGAACTGCAAATATATGTTTATCAATATGTAATTAATAAAAGAAAGGAGGCAGCAGGCAGAGATGAAGAATCTAAATATTCCTGTTGGAATTTCAGATTTTGAGAGAATTCGAGAGTTGAATTATTATTATGTGGATAAGACCGGATTGATCAAGACGTTGTTACAGGGTGAGATGGATCAGGTGACGTTGATCACGCGGCCTAGACGGTTTGGAAAAACGATGGCGATGAATATGATGTGCCGATTGCGAAGGCAAGTAATAATGGGTACTACAAAGAAATGTTAGAAGTTACAAAAGGCATGTTAAGTACGGCATTAAAAGATAATTCCTCATTAAAGTTTGCAGTGATCACAGGATGCCTAAAGATTGCAAAAGAGAGTATCTTCACTGGAACAAATAACTTTGTATCAGATACGATTTCATCTACAAGATACAATGAATATTACGGATTTACACAACAGGATGTAGATAAGCTTTTAGCAGATGCGGAGATTGAAGAGAAAGCGGATCTGATTAAAGAATGGTATGATGGGTATAATTTTGGAGAGTTTGAAGTTTATTGTCCATGGGATGTCATGAATTATCTAAGAGATCTTCAAAATGATCTGAATGCAAGACCAGTCAGTTACTGGAAGAATACCAGTGATAATGCGATCATCCGTTCATTTATTGATTATACGGGAGCTGCTATACGAAAAAAACTGGAAGTGTTGATCGCAGGTGGAAGTATCTGTCAGAAAATAGAAGAAGACCTCACATATGATTATCTACATTCATCAGAAGATAATTTATGGAGTATTCTCTATCTTACTGGATATCTTACAAAAGTCGGAGAACGTGATAAGGATGATCAGATAGAATTAAGAATTCCAAACAAAGAAGTAAAAGAAATTTTTGAATCAACCGTAAGGAAATGGTTTGAAGACAGTGCAAGAGTTACGAATCGGAAAGATTTATTTGATGCAGTATGGAACAAAGATGCAGACAAGGTAACAAAAGAAATCAGCACATTACTGCGAATGACGATCAGTTATTATGATTACCGAGAAAATTTCTATCATGCATTTCTTGCAGGAATCTTTGCAGGAGCAGGTTATAGTGTAGAGTCTAACAGAGAGCATGGAGAAGGACGAAGTGATATTGTAATCTACAATGATGTAACAGGACAAGTTGCAGTATTTGAAGCAATGTATTCAAGAAAATTAGAAGATTTGGAAAAAGACTGTCAAAAGGCGTTAGATCAGATCAACACAAAGATGTATGCAAAAGAGTTTGAAGATGCTTATGAGGAAGTATTGTGTTATGGAATTGCTTTTTATAAAAAGCGGTGTTTGGTGAAGAGTAAATAGAATAAGAAATGAAAAAAAGCTCCACAAGGATGAACTTTGTGGGGCTTTTGTTGTATCTAAGATTCAATTCAACTCCGCAATCCGGCTAACTCCAACATAGATCTCACTGATCTTATACCAAGTAGGGTAATCAACAATCCCTGTCTGTGGCAGTCCAAAAATATTCTGGAATTTCCGAACAGCATTCGCAGTAGATTCTCCATAAACACCATCCACAGCGATCGTAGGCAGAGAAGGATAATCCTTAGCAATACGATTCAACTGTTGTTGTATTTGCCGAACCTTATCTCCTCGGCTTCCAATCGTCAGATCATATCCCGGCCAGGAAGAAGGAATTCCTGAAATCTGTTCTGCGGTATTGATGTACATACTCTCTCCATAATAATATCTCAGGATCTCAATCGGAGCATATCCCTGATCGCCTAAGTATTTAGAGCCCCACTGCGTCATCCTTTTAGCAAGTGCATATGAACTTTAATAAATCGCATAAATAAGCCATTTCTAAGCTATACAGAAGTATAATAATAAATGTCAATCAGCTTGTTTTCACGGTCAAATACAATTTTTTTCACGATTGATCGTATGGCAGCATACTTTTCATCCTTATTGCATTGATCTGATGTAAGTATATTATACACCCCACGGATTCGATCTGGCATATCAATTACTTCTGGTTTTTGCTCTTCTTGCTTCTGAATTTCCACTGATAATTTTTCACGATCCTTTTTCAGTTTCAATTTGTTTTCTTTATACTCTTCTAATGTATCGATGCCGCTTTGATAAGCTTCTTTGATTCTATCTTCTTTTGCATCTAATTTTTTTAATTGTGATTTTAATATATCAAGATCATTTGTAACGGATTCAGGAGGAATATATTCACATTCAATCGATGATTTATTCATATCTTCTTCAAGTGCAGAAAGAACTAATGGAACTAATTTCTTTTCTGAAATACCATGACTGACAAGACATTTCCCTTTTACGTAACGATAACACTGAAAATTTGTGTATATACGGCCATATCGTTTATCTCTATGAACCGACGTTGAAAGAGAAGCACCACAAGAAGAACATTTTATTAACCCAGACAACCAATGTCTTTTTTGTGTAATTGGCTTTCCACCACGTGGACGATATTCTGTTTTGATACGATCATTAGCAAGGGTCCAGATTTCTTCTGAAACGATTGGTTTAATATTTCCTTTTCTTATGATCCATTCACTTTCTGGTTTTATCTCTTTATTGCTTGAATCTGAATAATTCCATCTTAAGTATCCCTTATAAATTGGATTTTGTAAGATATATTTTATCCCACGTGCTTCAAATTCTCTTTTGTTTCGAGTTTTATATCCAAGGCTATTAAGATGTCGAGCAATCTCATAAAAACCCATTGTGCTTGATGTGTAGAGCTTGAATATAGTCCTGACAATAGCAGCTTGATCTTCATCAACGATTGGTGGCACACCTTTTTGAATTACACGATATCCAAGAGCAGGAGAAGCTTGGAAATTTCCACGTAATGCATTTTCTGTCATTCCTCTTGTCACATCTTCGGCCAACTGGATAGAATAAAATTCATCTGTCCATTCGATAATTCTTTCAATTAGACCACCATAAATATCTTCTGTAATTGTTTGTGTGATACTGATTACGTCAACATTACATTTGTTTCGTAACATTGATTTGTATACAATACTTTCTTCTTGATTTCTTGCAAAACGATTAAATTTCCAGACGAGAATAGCTTCAAATGGAGACCCCTGTTTTTGCTTTGCGAGAGAGATCATACGCATAAAATCGTTACGTTTTTCAGCCTTTTTACCGCTGATACCAATGTCCATAAAAATATATTCTTCTGGAAGAATATAATTGTGGCGATCACAATATTCTCTAATAAGACGTAATTGGGCATCGGGGGACAATTCTTCTTGCATATGAGTGCTTATTCTTATGTATGCAGCAACAATTTTAAAAATATTTTTTTTGATAATATCACCTCATTTTATTATATAGAACATATGTTCTGTTCAGAAGTAAAAAATAAAAAAGCTAAAGAAATTTAAGCTTTACAAGTTCAGGGATCACATTTAAATATGCAGCAATCTGATCAACTGTTTTCCCTTGATATTCAATTAATATTTCATCAGGCAATAACAACTCGGCAGCAAATTTATTAGCTTCGATTTCAAAAGTATTTTTGCTGTATAATGTATAATTTTTTACGAAACTACAATTTATTTTAGGATGCTGGATAGCATGACCTAATTCATGAGCTGCAACAATTCGATAAATATGATCATCTTCGATAGATGAATTTAAAAATATGCACCGAGATCGCTGCAAGTACATATAACATCCAAGCCGATTACCAAGAGGAACATCAAAGCGTTCGATTTCAAGATAATCAATTAGATCATAAGGATTTGATGTATTGTACTTCTTTTTTAGCTTTTTTACATTATCTTTTATTTTGTCATTCAGGTAGACCACTTCCTTAGCTTTGTCAGACTCTGACAAAATCAATTTTTATAAACAAAAGGCATACTCCAAATAATGGAATATGCCTATACGATCCAGATTACAAGATGGGCGGCGTATCCATCATCTCAGGTACTCTATACATAGAGTGTGTCGGGAGCCTTTCCGACCTTTGAAATCTGTTTCATTCATATCTTATCCATTATTATATAGATTTATTAACAAAATGTCAAATTTTCTTTAAACGACCGTTGTCGATTCGATGTCTTAATTTGGAATCAGTAATAGTATGTAATGTAGCAACAAACAAATAATCTTTCTTTATATCAAGCTTTATGCCTATTTGCACATTCTCATCTAAGATTTTTACTAATTCAAAACTTTTAACATTTTCATTTGGATTCACACCAATATAATCTGGGAATTGTATGATCTGTGGTAATAAATCCAGATAATCAACACACTCAGGATGTCGTTTTTCTATATGTTTTATTAATCCATCAGATTTATAAATGTATTCATATTTAGAAATAAAATCGTAATATTCAGATAATATTTCTGGTGGTTTTACCACTGGTACTATTTTATTCTCCATAAGTATCCTTTGTTAGTTAGCCTTTGTCAGAGTCTGACAAAAATTATTAAGATTCAACTTCAAGCATTTCAAAAAATGTGTTTTCTGAAATAATTTCAATATCTTGTCCATCTAATTTTAATTTTTCGGCTTTCTTTTGCTTGGAACTTTTTCCATCTTTGATTGAAGGACAGTAATCGTTGTTACCTAGTACAAGATAATTTGTTTTCTTTGTTACTGAATTAGCAACTAGACCGCCTAGATCAACAACAAGTTGCATAGCATCTTTTCGAGGTAGGTTCTCCAGCTTTCCAGTAAAGCAACAAACTTTTTGATACAGAGGGTGTAATTTATTAAATTCTGTATTAGAAGTTGTTATTGTATTAGCATCTAATTTTTGACTTGATATATTATGAGCTTTTAAAAACTGATTAAATTCATCAATAGAACCAAATTGTTCAATCATCGAATTGTATAAATGTTTAAATAATTCATTCGTTGTGTTACAGTCGGCTAGAGAACGATGTGCATCAGAATCGTCAATTCCATAAAAATCAGCCATATCAGAAAGCCTATGATGAGAAAAATCTGGATGCAAACGTCTAGATAATCGAAGCGTGTCAACAAAATCATTATTTAATTTTACATCATAATATTTCAAAATATTATCATACAAAAAATTAATATCAAAATTAATATTATGCCCGATTAGTATATCATCAGAAATAAAGTCAATAAAATCTTTTAAAACATCTTTTGGCTCTGGAGCGGAGTCAAGCATTTCATTTGTTATGTGAGTTAAATTTGTGATATAAGAATCAACATAATAGTATTTACGCCCATTATCGTCAAACAAAAAATCACAGTCATCAAACGCAGGATCATAGTTGATTGCAGGAGGCTTGACCAAAGAAGAAAAAGTTGATTCGATAGAATTATTAACAACTTTGATAGCTCCAATTTCAATTATTGAATCATAAGAAGGATCTAAACCAGTGGTTTCAATATCAATTATTGTATAATTTTCTGGAAAGACTAAAAGACTTTTTCCTTTATTGCGTTTATTCTTCTTTCGTGGAACATTATTAGCATGAAAAACTCCAGTTTCTGCATTGAATGAAAATGTTATTGGCATATGTATCCCCTCCTTTGTCAGAGTCTGACAAAATTATTTTTGTGCAATATCATGTAAAAGTTTAATAATCATCCAGTTTTGCTCCTGAATGATTGATAATCTGGAATTACATAATTCAAGATATCCTTTTTCATTTTTAGCTGGAGCAATGTCCATTAAATCAATTGCATTTTCTTGCATCATAGTAAATCTTAAAGTATTGCGATATTCTTCAGGAAAATTTTGAAGGCCATGTTTTTCTAATAATTTATTGATTTTTTCTTCACTCAATTGTTCCTTTTCTTCTTTACTTTTAAATAACCCCATGATTATTCCTCCTTTTGCGTTTTGTCAGAGTCTGACAAATTATTTTTGTATTTGTTTGGTGTGTATTTTTCTTTGTTTTTCTTTTTTATTCTTTTGAGTGCTAATTCAATTGCATCAATTAACAGTTCTGCATCTTCTTTTGTGACCTCTATTCCATCATAGTTAAGAATTTCGCCTTCGTGATTTTCAATTTGATCCGCAAGTTCATCTAATGTTCGAGAAATATCTCGTTTATCTTTTGCCGTCAAATGTTTATGGTCTCGTTTATTCGAGTTTCCAAGAATGTAATCAACGGAAACATCAAAAAAATCTGCAATTGTTTTTAATGTTTCGGCGTCAGGCTGTCTTTCTTCTCGCTCATACATGCCAACGGAGCTTGCAGATATACCAAGCTTTTCAGCTAAATCTTTTTGCTTAAAACCTTCTTCTAACCGCAATTTCTTTATTCTTTTTCCGTACATCGAACACCACCCTTTGTTTTTTTATTTATAATATCACACAAATTGTGATAAAAAGCAAGAAAACACAAAATGTGCAAAAATACTTGACATAAAACAAAACGTGTTGTATCATGATAACACAATAAGTGATAGAAATGAGGTGAATATATGAATTGTACACTCTCAAATTTTAGAAAAAACAAGAAAATGTCTAGTGATGAAATGGCAGACGCAATAGGTGTTTCATCTTCTTTTTATAGCAAAGTAGAGAGCGGAAGCAGAAACCCAAGTTATAATTTTATTTGTAAGTTTTTGAAGACATTTTCTGATGCAAATGTAAATGAGATTTTTTTTAATCAAAAATAACACGTTATGTGTTTATGATTAAATAATAACACAAATGTAAAAATAAACCAGTAACCAAAACTACCGATTTCATTGCTAAATCAGTAGTGGCAGTATCAGGAGGTGAGAAGAATGAGAAATATCCCTGTACGAATTAGCTGACAGAATGGGAACAGCACACAGGGTAGAAGTCCTTACTACATACGGTCAATTAAAAGAAAGATCATCAACATATGGAACTTTAAGAGATAAGATAGACATTTTTACAGAGAATTTAGAAATAGTTGCAGATTCTCAATATGCACAAACAATAAAAATGGATCTCTTAACACTCTACAAGGAAGAAATCCGGAGATTAAAGATAAAATAAGCAACCTGTACAACCAGTACAGCATAAACATATAAAAACCAAGGAGGTATAAAACCATGGCAGAAAAAAAGAAGAAAAAAGAAGAGTTTAGAGTTCGCAAGTTCTTAGATGGAAAAGAGATCAAAGAATTTACCCCAGAACAGAAATATGACATGGCAGTAAGAGCAATCAGAGCGATCGGTGGAAGAGTAGTTACTAGATAGCTAAGCCATACAAGATAAATTACAGGTGTTTTTTGAACTTCATCCGTTCTTAAAATGGACCAACATTACCCCTTACAAACTGCCCAAGAATTAATTCGAACTTTTATCTACCCTACAATTACATATTGTTTTATATACATAGAGCAGAACTGCATTTTTCGCTAATGGGTGGAGTTCAAAAAGCACCTGTAAGAAAGGAAACAAAATGAAAAATATATATCAGACGGCAAGAGAAGCCACAGGAATCACACAAGAAAGAGCGGCAGAGCTGATCGGACTCTCGGTTGAAAGCATCAGATCTTATGAAACAGAAAAGAGAGTCCCATCAGACGAAACAGTGATCAAGATGATTGAGATCTATAACGCAAATTATCTTGCGTATCAACACTTAAAACTCAAAACGCAAGTAGGAAATGCATTTCTTCCAGATGTTCACGAAGTGCCATTATCAAATGCAGCATTAACATTGATACATAATCTTCATAGCTGTATGGAAGAACAAGAAGAAATCATAGCGATCACGATGGATGGGAACATATCACAAGAAGAATTGACAGAATGGCAGAGAATCATGAAAAAATACGATGATCTGTATACAGCGATTCTGGAGATACAATTTTCAAAAAAATAAGGCACTCAAATGAGTGCCTGATCCTCGAAAAGTTCGAAGATACATTTTCAAATTCCAATTAAAGTGTATCATTATCAATCGAATTTTTCAAGGGGATAAAAATGCAACGTAAATATACAGACAATACAACAGATTTCACAGAACCATTTTGGGACAACCTGTGTCAAAGATGCAAGAAACGTTTCTGGTCCGTATCTTTGGACTGTGCATGTCCAGAATGCGGAAATGTAGAACTGTATATTTTGAACGAATCAAAGCATTTAAAACATGATTCGAAAGAACTTGAAAAATTTCACAGAAAGATAATGGAGAAAGAAAATGAAAACAATTACGATCATGAATTACAAAGGTGGCGTAGGGAAAACAGCCACAGCAGTAAACCTTGCCTATAATTTGAGTGAAAGAGGATATAAAACTTTGCTGATCGACTGCGATCCACAGGGAAATGCAAGCTATTTTTACGGAAAATACGATGAAAAGAAGAAAAGTTTAACAGGAGTTTTACAAGGTAAATATACCCTTGAAACAGCAATCAGAAGAACAAAATTCAAAGATCTTGATATTGTACAGGCGGATCGCAATCTTGAATTTGTAAAGATTTACAGTCCAATTGAATTAAAGGACCAGATCCATCAGTTAGGTGAAGATCGTTATGATTATGTGATCCTTGATTGTCATCCAACGTTCGAATTATACACAAAAATTGCACTTGTTGCCGCAGATCTTTGCGTGGTTCCAGTGAAACTCGATCAGAACAGCATCAATGGACTTGCTTTTTTTGACGAGCACTTTCAAGACATATTAGATCTCGCTCCAAATTGTGAGTACAAGGTATTAATTACACTCTGGAAACCGACGAAAGCAAATAAGATCGGGCTGATCGATCTAGTAAACAGGCATCAGTATCCGATATTCAAGAGTCTGATCAGAGATTGTGCATCGGTAAATTATTCTACATACCGTAGGATGCCGCTAAGAAAATGCAGAAGTACAAAGAATGCATGCCTTGACTACAATGATTTCACGGATGAATTGATTCAGGAGGTGCAGTAAATGGATATGAATGACATCTTAGAAAGCATCGGACAGAAGCAGACACAGGAAAAAAAGAAGGCTGCTCCACGAATCCAGATGATTCATTACACAAAATTGAAGCCAAGTCCTGATAATTTCTATGATACAGAAGGTATAGAAAAACTTGCAGCTGCGATCAGAATTGCAGGAGAAGTCAAGAATCCACTACGTGTCCGAAAAACAGATATAGACGAGTATGAGGTAAATGAAGGGCACCGCAGAAGGTTGGCAACGATTTATAATGTTGAACAGCTTGGAATAAAAGAATTTGAATTTGTTCCGTGTGTTGTGGAAGACACGACAAGTACGATTGGTAAATTAAATCTGATCTTAAGTAATTCTACACAGAGGGAAAGAACCGAATACGAAAAGATGCAGGAAACAGCGAAGCTTAGAATCTTATTAGAGCAGTACGCAAAAGAAAATGAGACAAAGATACCATCGACGGATATGAGAAAGATGATATCAACAATTTTAGGCGTTTCAGGAACGAAAGTTGCACAATTAGAGAGTATTAACAGGAATCTTGTGGATGAAGCAAAAGAACAGTTTAAGGATGGAAGTATGCCAGTATCTGTTGCAAATGAAATGGCAGGACTACCGGAAGAGATACAGAGAGATCTATCAAAGCAGGAAGATATCAAATTATCTCAGGTAAAGGAGATTAAGGAAGATTCCAAAGAAAATGCAAAGATAATGTGTAAGTATGATAATTCAAAGAACTGTCATACGAAGCTGATCCAGAGACAACAGGAACATTTAGATACAAATGGACAATGTTCTGGTTGTTGCAGATTGTGTGATCATCCAAGTAGCTGCCGTTATAGGTGTGAAAATACGCCATTAGGATGGAAACCAACACAACAGCATAAGGAAATTACAAAGTGTGCTTATAACGAGAAATATCAATGTAACATCAATGAAATCATTGAGAAATACAAAGCAAATAGAAATATCGCAGAGTGTCCGGGGTGTTGTAATCTCTGCGGATATACAAGAGAATGCGAACATGTTTGTACATTTGTTTTGGAAAATAAAAGATTAAATGAAAAAGAACTAGAGGATGTTACATTTGCGTTCCAGGATGTAAAAGAAACTCTATCATGGGTAAAAAAAGAGGTGCTAAAGACAAAATTGAAAGATAAAGAAACAACGATAAGATTGAAAGTGCTCCAAGAGGCACTAAAAAAATACATGAAAGATATGACAGAAAGGGTTGATTACAATGGCAAACAGAAGAATGTTTAGCAAGAAACTGATTGACTCTGATGCGTTTCTGGATCTTCCATTATCGGCGCAGGCTCTTTATTTTCATTTGTCGATGCGTGCCGATGACGATGGATTTATTGACAACGCAAGCAGAATACAACGCATGATCGGCAGCAACAAAGATGATCTTAATATTCTGATTGCAAAATCATTTGTGCTTGTATTTGACGATCCAGGAGTGATCGTTGTAAAGCACTGGCGAATGCATAATTACATACAAAAAGATCGTTATCATGAAACGGATTATAAGCACGAAAAACGGATGCTTACCGTAGACGAAAATGGTGCTTATGAGTTCCAAAAAAGCGATCAATTGCAAAATGGATACAACTTGGATACAGAATGTATCCCCAGTATAGGTAAGAGTAAGGTTAGTTTAGGTAAGAGTAATAATAACATACTGCCGGAGCAAGCCGGACAACAGAAGCAGGAGAACGATAGTCAAGATTCCAAACAGCTCTATCAGGGGGCAAGAGAATATCATATGCCATTGAAAAATGGTGATGATTACGTGGTCACTGAGAACGACGTGAAAGAATTTGAACAACTCTATCCTGGCATTGACATTGATGCACAGATGCGAAAAGCACTTGCTTGGCTAACTAACAACAAACAAAAACAAAAAACAAAACGTGGCATGCCACGATTCCTGAACGGATGGATTAATAGAGCATATGAGCAATTTGTTGAAGAACCTAAGGCACGAGCTAATGCTCCTAAGCCACAGATACAGCACAATTTCACACAAAGAGATTACGACTTTGATGATCTGGAGCAACAATTATTTAGAAAGCAGCAGGAGGGAATGTAAATGGCAAAGAGAAAATATGCAGTATCAGACTTTACAGCGAAAGCAAGAGATTTGATCACGTTTGAGATGATTGAACAAAAATTGAGAAATATCAAACCTGGAAGAAAGATCACGATCTGGGTTCCAAAGAAAAAGACAAATGAGGACAGAGATGAGTTTCGAATCGTCAAAGGCAAAGTTGTAAAGGTCTACAAGAACATGGTTCATGTAGCTGTAAGAGCAACGAGATGGACAACCTACAACGAATGCTTCTTGAAAGTTGATCTGTACAAGTGGAGATTCGAAGTGAAATAAGCAAAAAAAGAGAGACAAGAACCCTGACAAAAGTTCAATGCCTCCAGAAAAGTATAACATATCTAGGAGGTTTGAACAATTGGAATATGATTTTGACAAAACAGTAAATTTTCTGAAAAAGATTCGATGGATGGACAATGAGATTGATGCATTGATCGAAGATAAAAATAGCTACATGGACATAGCGACGAAGACAACAAGCACCTTAGATAGCAATCGTGTACAGTCTTCGTCCGGATGCAATGACAAGATGGCTGAGATCACATCAAAGATTGCAGACATCGAAAATGATATTTATGCAAGAATTGACCGATTAGTTGATTATAAAAAAACGGTATCAAATGTGATCAGACAAATCGGAGACAAAGAGTGTCAGATGGTTCTTGTCCTTAAATTTATCCGCTATATGCAAATGACGGATATTGCAGAAAAAATGAACATGGATAGAACTACAGTGTACAGGAAATACAAGAAAGGAATTGAACTAGCACAGGAAATTTTGTCAGAGTCTGACAAGAAATGAGTTTTGAGTGCTAACGGCTTAGATCTCTGCCTGATACATAACTATAAATTATTTTGTTCTACCAATCCATTCATATCTTGTGTCGCAGGCAGAGATCCAAGCCGTTAGGCTTGGCACTGGATATTTATATACCACACGAAACAATTAAATAAAGATCCAGTTACAATATAGCTCATAAGAAACGTGATGAAAACTAATGCAAGGAATGCCCGGCTTCGGTCGGGCAGAAAGGAGCAATATGCCGAAAAGACAGTTTACAGAAGAATTTAAAAAGAAAACGATAAAGAACATGATCCGATGCAAATTAACAACAAAAGAAGCAGCCAAGAAGGCAAAAGTGACAGAAACAGCAATCGGATACTGGGAAGATAGATATTATTACGAGGTAATAAAAGAATTGGCAGACGAAAAGCGACAACGAAAACGGAATGCAGCACAAAATAGAAATGTAGTTTGGCACCAGGTGAATAGTATCGCTGGGTATTGGAGGTAAGAATATGAGAATATATTCAAACGATAAAAGAGGACAACGTACCAGACACAGGGATTGACTTGGGTGGAATTGTTAACGGCTTATTCGGATTATCTGGAGAAGTTGGAGAACTTACTGACATGGTTAAAAAATGGATATTCCATGAAAGTAATTTTGACGAGGAACACGCAAAAAAAGAACTTGGGGATGTAATGTGGTATGTTGCTATGATTTGCGAATCATTTGATTGGTCGCTGGATGAAATTATGCAAATGAACATTGAAAAATTAGAGAAACGTTATCCAGATGGATTTGACGTTATCAAAGCAAATAACAGAAATTCAGAAGATGTATAAAGTGAGGAAGAATAATGGATGATAAGAAAAAACAATTTATGAAGAAAAAAATGATTAAATGTCCATATTGTGGGAGTTCTGATGGATTGTATAATGATTTCAATGTGTCTGGAAGAGAATTCTACAAATTTAATGGAAAAGAAGATGGAGAAGATATTACAAGCATGTATCGTCATAACAAATATATGAAATGCATTGATTGTAATAAAAACATTATGACATATGAAGAGTTTGCGGAGAATTATATATAGGAGGGATGAGTTATGACAAGAGAAAAAAGATATACGAACTACGTGGCTTTTGCAACATGCAGGATATATGAGATTTATACCGGCGACAGCAGAAGTTAATATCAAGGATGTGGGGTAAAACTTATGAAAAACATATTATTTATCGTAATTACAATGGCAATAATGAGTTGTATGTTAGTAGGTTGCGAGGAGAAAGAAAGTAATACATACAAGGATGAAAGCGATACATAGCAGAGTGCAGCATTAGTTGATATTAATAACAATTTATCTTATGACAACTCAACAAGAATTGTTTATTGGTATTTTGAAGATGGAGCAGGCATGGGAAGATACGTGGCAACAGGTGTTAGATGGGATGAAAGTACAAAAAGGAAACACACACGATCAGAATTTGAAAAGATAGGGGCATCAGTTAAAACAAAGGAATTGTTTGATGATTCTGTAATGCTCAACAATGACAACGATTCTAAGAGAAGAATCACTGAATTGTGCATGCAGAAAGCAAAAATGATCGTAAATCCTATTGTGGACTGGAAAGAGAAAGATATATGGAATTACATAGATCAAGAACATATATGCACTAATGAACTGTATCAATGTGGATATAAAAGAGTTGGATGCATCGGTTGCCCAATGGCAGGAAGAAAAGGAAGATTAAAGGGATTTTACGATTTTCCAACATTCAAGCTAAATTACATCAGAGCATTTGACAGGATGTTAGAAGCAAGAAAGAATCATCCTACACAGTGGAAATCTGGAGAAGAAGTATTCCTGTGGTGGATAGAAGATAAGAATGTTGCAGGGCAAAGAGAATTTAAGGTAGCAGAAAACGGGCAACTTATGTGGTAAAGGAGAAACTAAATGAGATATTCATGGTCAACAGAAGAATATAGCGATCATTACAGCACAGATTTTGACACAATAGAAGAATGTATCAAAGAAGCTAAAGACATGGGATGCAAAGCAGGCACAACTATCCGGATTGGAAAAGTAGAAGAAGTGGATATAAGACGGGTAGACCTAACAAGCATACTAGAAGATTTACACAATGCTGTATATAATGATGTAGGAGAAGTTGCCGAAGATTGGTACATAGAAGATATAGACAGCAAAGAAGCCTACGAAAAGTGTGAAAATGCTATAAATGATCTGGTTGTTAAATATATCGAAGAAAACGGCATGAAACCAACGTTTGCAAAAGTAGTAGATGCAGAACTGTATGTTATCAAGTAGGAGGAAAGAACATGGACGTTATCAAACAAATAGATTACATGATCGCTTGCCTAGAGATGGCAAAAGAAGAAATCAACTATAAGCTCAATTGTATTTGTATGGAGAAGGAAGATACAGGAAAATAGGGCAAAATGTAAGATCAATAAAATGTACAATAGCTTATTTTGGATGGATGATCATAAGCATTTGTATCAAGTGACTCTTGAAGTTTACAATAAAAAATGATAAAGTGTATATACGAATGATTGGACCTAAAAGTAAAAGGATGGGCATTGCCTGTCCTTTTTTTGCTGTAAAGAAAGGAGCTAATTATGGATAAATATTTAGAAAAGGTGTCAGAATTACTAAAAAGAGAATGTGGAAGCATAGAGGAGATTCACAAGATGGAAGAAGAAGCAGGATGTATATTAGGGAATGATTGTATGAAGCAGGCACAATTGCATGCAATTATCAAAGCATGTACAAGAAAGATGAAAAAAGATGAGAAAAAATAAAAGATGCAACACCATGCAACACCCAAATGTGATATTATGGCATTGTAAAGAAATGAAGAAAAGATAAAAAGCACGCTGGAGATAAGTCTAGGGTGCTTTTATTATGCCTAAAAAGAGGTGAAACAGTTGAACACAGTACAGCCAATCAGAGATATGAATACAGTTATGGATATTGCAAGATATCTCAAACAGAATAATGAAAGAGATTATGTGATGTTTGTGACAGGAATCTATTCAGGCTTGCGCGTGTCAGATATTCTAAAACTTCGTGTCAAAGATGTTCGTGGGAAAGATTACATATCTATGAGAGAAGAAAAGACAAAGAAAGAAAAGAGATTCATCATAAATAAGAATCTCAAGAAGATCTTAGAGGTATGGACACGCGGGAAAGACGATCTACAGTATCTTCTGGAGAATCCAGCAACACATCGACCAATCAGTCGACAAAGAGCTTGGGAAGTGATGAGGAACGCAGGAGAAGAGTTCGGTGTTTACAATTTAGGCACACATACAATGCGTAAAACATTCGGGTATCACATGTACCAGGCAACACATGATGCAGTTATGTTAATGAAACTATTCAATCATTCGGATATTCATGTAACATTGAGGTATATAGGAGTGGAACAAGATGAAACAAATCAGGCGATTTCCAAATTAGATTTTGGCGTTTGATTTTTCTTTTTTGTACAGAAAAGTTAACTCAAATTTATTATGTAAAGTTACATGACAAAAATAAGATGCATTTATAAGAAAGAAAAAAATCTTATGGCATTTACAAAATTATAAGATATGTCAAGTCAAGAAGAGCGTTCACGAAGGTGAAATTCCACGAGTGTGGAAGTCTGCGAAATTAACTCAACGGTCAGAGTGGTGATCTTATAAATCACTGGTAGCTGGTTCGACTCCAGCATTTCGCATTTATCCAGGAAGTGTAACAGTTAACAATGACAATAGCTATACACAATTTTGTCAGACTCTGACAAACTTCTTGGATATTTAACGTGGCAGTTGTTAGGAACAGGAGCATGATATTAAAAAATAAAAGAATCTTGCATAATGATTCTTTACCTCCTTTCAATGTTTATTTATATGTGGACAATAATCTGGTTTTAATTTGGCGTACTAGTTTCGCTCCTTCAGGTTCAAATCCTGATGTCACGATTTTGTCAGACTCTGACAAAGAAGATAAAGCAGAGTAGAGCAGTGGTAGCTTGTCAGCCTCCTTAGCTGAAGGTCGGTGGTTCGATTCCATCCTCTGCAATTGTAAGAAAGGAAATAGTCATGTTGAAATCATGTCAGTACTGTGGTCGAATACATCCAAAGAATTATGATTGCGGTCGCAAGCCAAAGAGAATAAAGAGAGATACAAAGGCTTATAGATTCCATCGAACACAGGCATGGCAGGACAAGAGCAAAGAGATCAGAGAACGTGATCATTACTTATGTCAGTGCTGTATCCGATTGATGACTGGAACAATGCGTAAGCATAACTATGATGATCTATCTGTCCACCATATTGAACCGCTTGCAACTGATTATGATCAGAGGCTTGAGGATGAGAACCTGATCACAGTGTGTGGCTTTCATCATGAGATGGCAGAGCGTGGAGAGATAGACAGAGAGGTACTGCATGAGATCGCTCGTGAGCAGAATGAAAAGAGAGATAACATCGGCTGACTGAGGGTGCCGCAAGGTATCCCCCCGGGGTTCAAAATTTAAAAAATTGGACCTCCTCCAGACCGACGCCCCATAATTGAGTATAAAAAATTCCCACATCAGCATTTTGAAAGGAGGGAGCTTTAAATGCCAACACCAACAAAACCAGCAAATGTAATTAGACTGGAAAAAAAGAGTCATCGAACAAAAAAAGAGCTGGCATCTAGGGAAAATGCGGAAAAAGCTCTTTTGACTGGAGAAAAATTAAAAGAAAGAAAAGAAGTAAAAAGTGATCCAGTAGCTCACAAAGAGTTTCTAAGAATAAAAAAACTCCTTGAAAAAATAGAGAAAAATGACGATCTATATAGCAGCGTAATTAATCGTTATTGTCAGTTATATGCAGAATGTAAAGACTTTGAAGATAAAAGAGAAGCAATTTATAAGCAGTTGCTTGACCTCCAGGAAAATTATCAGAAGATGATCGATGAGGAAGAAATGACAGTGAAAGAGTATTATAACCTGGAACTTGGGATGCAAAAAAATCTGGTTTCCCTGGATAAACAGGTGCAGGCAAAACGAAAAATGCTTCTTGATATTGAAAAAGAAAACATCATGACGATCGCATCCGCATTAAGGTCTGTTCCAAAGAAAACCGAAAAGAAAGATAATCCTCTTTTGGCGGCTTTAAATGGTTCGTGATGGAAGAGCATACAAGTATGCACAATGGGCAGTTTCGGAAACGGAAGGAATGGTACCGCATTATGTTAAAGTGCAAGCCCAGCAATGGATGGATATTGTTGATGACTATAATGAGGATGCTTATGTAGATGAAAAAGAATTTGAGAAGATATGTAACTTGTTAAAGCTGATGATCCATCCAGACGTTCATTGCAGCATTTATGATGCAATGGAAGATTATGCCTGGTTATTGATCACAGCGACACTTTGTACGATGTGGAGAGAAGGAAGTGAGATCTATGATGATAATAAAGTTAGTTTTGAATCTTGCAAGATCAGATATTACACGACAGCTCTGTTAGAGATATCGCGTAAAAATCATAAAACATTTTATTGTGCAGTAATCATAATATTGTTAATGCTGACAGGCGTTGGATTTGGAAGATACTTTTCCGTTGCTCCAACACTCGCTCAATCATCAGAGGTAAAGCTTGCAGTTCGTAAGATATTGAAAAGCAGTCCCTTATTGGTAGATGAGGAAGATCCAGCATTTAAAATCTTACGTAGTGAAGTAACTTGTAACATTAACGAGAGTAATTTCACACCATTAGCGTACAGTAACGATAACTTGGATTCCAGATTGGCGAATGCATTCGTCGCGGACGAAGCCGGTGGAATGGATTCATATCCACTCGAAGCAATGAGATCATCACAGATTGAGATTATTAACAATCTTGGAATGGTCATAAGCACGCAGTACCCCAATGATGACAATGTTTTTATTGATGAGGTTGATATTGCGAAAAAACTATTAGATGGAGTACTTGAGTCTGAGGACGTTGGTACATATTTTTCTCTGCTGTATGAACCGGATGATGAGTTGAAAACAGGAGAAATTTGGCAGAAGGACGGTCGCTGTATTTATCAGTCGAATCCGATCGCAGTGGAGAAAAAAGCGGTTTATAAGAATATCATAAAGAAAAGAACCGCAGCGATCTTGTATGAAAACAAGAGAGAAAACTATTTGTGCAAGCATAATAATATACGATATAGAGGTCTTGGAGTCGAAGGCTATATTGATATTCAGAAAGTTAAATTATGTTTTGGAGAAATAGAAAAAGAATGGTGGAAAGGTCGAAAAGTATGGATTGGTCTGGATCTGTCATTGTCAGAAGACAATACAGCAGCGGCAATGGTTACGGAAGAAAACGGAATTATTTATGCAAAGGTACTTGGATTCTTACCAGATGGACGAATCGAGCAAAAGACAAGCAAGGAACACGTAAATTATAAACGCTGCATTGATCATGGTGATTGTATCGCATGTGGAGATGAGGTTATTGATTACAGCGTTGTTGAAAATAAGATCATGACGTTAGAAGAAGAGTATGGGGTGACAATCATGCAGATTGGGTACGATAAATGGAATGCAATTTCTTCCGTACAGAAATTTGAGGCAGCAGGATATGAATGTGTTGAAATCAAACAGCACAGTTCCGTGTTGCATGCTCCAACGAAGCTGTTGAAAGAAAAAATCTTATCTAAAGAATTTATTTACGATTCAAACAGATTACTTGAGATTAACTTCCAGAATGCAAGATGCACCGAAGACACCAACTTAAATAAATATGTAAACAAGAAAAAATCTGCTGGAAAGGTTGATATGGTAGTGAGTCTGATTAATGCCATGTACTTATTACAGCAATATATGTTGTATGGAGTAGATGATTTCTCTGTACAGACAGCATAGGAAGGAAAGAAAATGGCATTTTTTAAGAAACGAGAAAGAGCAGAGCCGGAACAGATACCGAAAGAAAATGATTGTGAAGATTTATTGATCAGTACATATCTTGGAAGAAATAATATCACGCGAGAAATGGCAGAAGAAATCCCAGCAATTCAAGGGAATCTTGATCTGATTGTAAAAACAGCCGCTAATGTTCCGATACGTTTATACAAAAAGAATGGAAAACGTGTTGAGGAAATTGAAAATGATCACAGAGTCAGTCTGTTGAATGAAGATACAGGTGATACGCTTGATGCAAAAGAAATGAAACAGGCAATGTTTCGAGATTATTTCCTCGGAAAAGGTGGTTATTGTTATGTGAATCGAGATGGACTGGAAATCAGATCTTTGCATTATGTAGATCAAAAAAATGTTGGAACTGTAAAAGATCCAGATGTGATTTTTAAGAAATATGTAATCCTGGTACAGGGGAAATCTTATTTTCCTGAGGATTTTATCAAACTTCTTCGAAATACAACAGACGGAGCGAAAGGACACAGTATCATAGAAACGAATAAAACATTGATTTCTATTATGTACAATAACATGAAGTATGAAGAAACTCTTGTAAAGACTGGTGGAAATAAAAAAGGATTTATAAAATCACCAAGATCACTGACACAAGCTGCATTAGATAGTATCAAGGCAGCATTTAAGAAATTGTATCAGAACAATACGGAAAATGTTGTTGTATTGAATAATGGATTAGAGTTTCAAGAATCTTCTAATACATCAGTTGAGATGCAGTTAAATGAAAACAAGCAGACAAATAGCAATGAATGTTGCAAAATGCTTGGTATTCCTTCGACGATGTTGTCTGGTGGTGGAAATGAAGAGGATGATAAGAAATTTATCAAGTATTGCGTTACGAATCTGTTAGATGAATTTATGACAGCAATCAATAAAGTATTACTGCTCGAATCAGAAAAAGGGCAGTATTTTTTTGCTCCAGATATGTATGAACTGACAAAGGGAGATATTGATAAACGTTACAACGCATATAAGACAGCAACGGATAGTGGATGGTTACAGGTAGATGAGGTAAGGGAACGCGAAAACATGGAACCGCTTGGTATGAATATGATCAAGTTAGGACTGCAAGATGTTTTATATGATCCTAAAACTCAGATGTTGTATGTACCAAACACGAATCAAATACAAAAATTAGGAGAAGGAGGTAACGGAGAAGGAAAATCGAAGTCAGAGCAGGGCAAGACGGGAAGAAATCCGTCACAATTGAAGGATATGTAAATGTTACAAATCGAAGATCTCGTCCATTGCCAGACGGAAACGGTGGCTATTTTCTTGAGGAGATTCAGCCAGGAGTGTTCCAGAGGGCAATGAGGAATACAGAGGAAGTTAAATTATGCTTGGATCACCGAAAAGAGATTGGTGGAACAAAAAGTAATTTGACACTGAAAGAAGATGTAATCGGATTAAAGGCACGTGCAGAGGTGACTGATGAGGAAACTGTGAAGGCAGCAGAAGAAAAAAGGCTGAGAGGATGGTCTTTCGGTTTTCGGAAGCCTAGGGAAGAACGTGCGGAAGAAAACGGAATGAGTATTCGTAGGATTTCAGATCTTGAGCTGACAGAAGTGTCAATTATCGATGACAGGATGAAACCCTGGTATAATTCAACAACGATCGAAGCCAGAGCTGAAGATGAAATTGAAGTCAGAGCTCAGGAAGATGATCTTGACTATATAAGTAATAAGAAACCTAAAAGTGATGCAGAAAAAAGCAGAGCAAAGATCAAGAAGATGATTGAAGAAGCAGGAGGTACTATCTAAGGAAGAATACAAGAGTAAACAGAGAAAAAAGCAGACGTATGAAAATGAATATCCAGTTTTTTGCCGGAGATGGTAAAGGAAAGGATAATATTAAAGCATTAAGAGAAACCAGAGCGGAAAAAGTGGAAGAGTTAAAACTTTTATATGCCACTTTGGAAGCGGAAGAAAGAGCTATCACAGATGATGAAGAAAAAAGGGCAGAATCACTCAATGACGAGATCAAGAGAATTGATAAAACGATTAATATTCTTAATGATATGAAAAAGAATATTGAAGAACGTGGAGAGAAAGAAGACCCAGAGGTTGATCCTGATCCAAAAAGAGAAGAAGAGAAAAGAGCAGAAGATGAAGAAAGAGCCTTTGAAGATTACCTCAGAGGAGTGGTCACAGATGAACATCGTGCTGCAAACATTACAAAAACAGATAATGGGGCAGTGATTCCAAAAACGATTGCAAACAAGATCATCAAAAAAGTTTATGATATTTCTCCAATTCTGGAAAAGACAACAAAATACAATGTAAAAGGGGATCTGGAAATTCCAAAGTATGCAGCAGAAACAGATGATATTACAATGGCATATCATGATGAATTTACAGAACTGGAAGCGAAGGCTGGAAAATTTACAACAATTTCGCTGAAAGGTTTCTTATCAGGCGTGTTATCACTGATTTCAAATTCGTTAATTAACAACGCCCAATTTGATATTGTATCCTTTGTAATCGACCAGATGGCATATAATGTATCGAGATTCGTTGAGAAAGAGCTTTTAATTGGAACAGATAGCAAGATTGAAGGACTGAGAGGCGTTACGCTAACTACAACAGCAGCAAAAGCAAATGCGATCAAAGCAGATGAACTCATTGATCTTCAGGATTCTATCAAAGATGCTTTTCAGGCGGATGCAATCTGGATCATGAACTCTAAAACAAGAACAGCAATTCGTAAATTAAAGGACAATAATGGAAGATATCTGTTACAGGATGATGTAAATGCTCCGTTCGGAAAAGTGCTGTTAGGAAAACCAGTGTACTGCTCTGATAATATGCCAGAAATGGCAACATCTGCTACAACAATCTACTACGGAGATATGTCAGGTCTTGCTGTGAAAATTGTAGAAGATTTGGAAATTGCAGTTTTACGAGAAAAATATATGACACAGCATGCAACTGGAATTGTTGGATGGATGGAAATGGATGCAAAGGTAGAAAATGAACAGAAAATCGCCAAGATGGTTATGGCTGCGGAGTAGCAAATGAAAATAAAGGCATGTGTTAATTTTTATGGCAGCATGACAATGAAGAAAGATGAGATACGGGATGTTGAGAAGACTCCCGTTGTCTCTGATCTTTTGAAAATGGGATTGATTACGATCCTGGAAGAGGAAGAAGGCGGTGATAACGAGGAAAGTGAGTGAGATAGATTTAGATTATCTTGTTGATTATCTAAAATTAGATGATCCAGATGAGGATGATCGTAAATTTATCCAGACGTGCCTGGATGCAGCAAGAAGTTATGTACGCAGTCAGACAAGTCTTGATGATGAAAGAATCGACACACATGAAGATATAACGATCGCAGTACTTGTCCTTGTACAGGATATGTATGATAATCGTCGGATGTACGTTGACAAGACGAATGTAAATAAGGTAGTTGATACGATTATTTATCAGCATGCGGAGAATTGGTTATGAAAGCGATAGATATCGGGGCAATGAACAAAAAAGTATACATTTTTGAAGCAAAAGCATCACAGGATGCAATGGGACAGGACACAATAACTCATGAAAAGGGGAAACGTATCTGGGCAACAGTCCGATCGGTTAGAGGTGGCGAATATTATGATGCCCTGAAACTGTCTCCAGAAGTTTCTTACATATTATACACGAGGTATCGGGAAGATATTCATCCGGACACGATCCTTTTATATCATGATAAGAAGCTGGAAGTGAAATATGTGACTGACATGGAAGAACAAAATGTGATGCTTGAGATTCAGTGCACTGAATACAAAAAGAAAAGAGCAGAGTATGGATGGAATGGAATTTGATGGAGCTGATGACTTGATCAGTGGGGTGGAAAATGCATTGAAGAAATATCCAGATCTTGTCGAAGACGGACTGAAAAAAGAACGAAAAGACTTTAACAAGGATATGGTAAAGGAAACATGGAGAGCAGTTGATAAGCATACAGGAAATCTTGTACGTGGTTTCAGATTTTCGAAGATCAGAGCTAATAAGTACAACATGGAAACAGATTTCCTTGCAGAAGGAAGCAAAAAAGGAGCACATTTCCATCTGGTAAACAATGGTCATGAGATGGTTACAGTGGTAAGTCGCAACAAGAAGAAGGTTCAAGGTGGTGGAAAGACAGTTGGTTTCGTTCCTGGAAGACGAATCAAAGAGCCAGTAATCGAGAGATGGAATCTTGAACATGGTCGAAGGGCTGAAAAGATGTTAGAAAAGATTCATGAGGAGATAGACAAGTGATACCAATCAAAGAATTGAAATCAAGTTATATAAAAGTGTTGCGAGAAGCACTTCCAGATATCAAAATTTATAGCAACGAAGTTGAAGAAGGGTATGAAACCCCTTCTTTATTTGTGCAAATGATACCGCTGATCTTTAAACAAAGAGAGACAGCAAGTATCACTCGATCAAGTTTCATGTTTGAGACAACACTTTTACAATACGAGAAAAATGAAGCCGAACAGCTCGAAATCGTTGAGAAGATAAGAGACCAATTAGGCGATCATTTAAATGTTGGAGACGAGAAGCTTTTTGTAGAAGATGCAGAAGTCCAATATACTGGACAGGCAAGAAACATTATACAATTTGTCTTTAAAGTTGAATTTTTCGAAGATTGTAGAGAAATCGCAACAGAGCAGATGATGAAAGAAGTTAAAATGAAGGAGGTTGTAACAAAGGGGCATTCCTAGTATTACAATAACATTTATTGAATTAGCAAAAACGTTAGTGGAGCGTTCAGGAAGCAAAAGTGCTGGTCTGATCGTACCGGCAGCAAACAAAGACAGAATCTTAAAGATCGCACCAGGAGACGAGATTCCAAGTGCTGCATCGAAGTTTGCAGAGCAGATCAATATGATGCTGTTAGGCGGATCGGAGAAGCCAAAGAGGGCGATCATTGCGTTTGCTGGTGCTGAGTATGCAGAGATTGATGATGCATTAAAAGCATTAGGAGATGAAGATGCAAGTTACGTTGCATTAAGTGGATCAGCAGAAGGGCAAGCAGAAAAGGTTGTTGCCTGGGTAAAAGAACAGAGAGAAATTGGAAAGTCTGTGAAAGCGGTATTACCTGAGAATACAGCAGATAATGAAGCAATTATCAACTTTTCAACAGAAAGCGTAACTGTTGGGGATAAGTTATACACAGCAGAACAGTATTGTGCACGAATTTGTGGATTACTTGCAGGAACTCCGATCACGGAGAGTGCAACGTACAGTATCTTATCGGATGCAACGGATTGTACAAGATTATCAAAAAAAGAAATGGATGCAGCGGTTGATGCTGGAAAGCTGATTCTTTTTTATGATGCAGGAGAAGTAAGAATCGCACGTGCTGTCAATTCATTGACGACAAAGTCGGATCAGAAAGGTGATCAGTACAAGAAAATCAAACTTGTTGATGTTATGGACACAATGAGGACGGATATTCGTGCAATCATCAGAAATGAATGGATCGGCAAGAAGGTAAATACCTATGACAATAAATGCGTATTAGTTGCAGCAGTACAGGGTTATATGGATAATCTTGTTGCACAGAATGTATTGGCATCTGCGACAGTTAGTATTGATGTTGAAAGTAACAAAAAATATTTAACGGAGCATGGAGTTGATACGACAGCAATGAGCAGTGATGAGATCAAACAGGCAAATACAGGAGATAAAGTGTTCTTAATTGCACAGATTCAGATGAATGATGCAATCGAAGACGTATATCTTGAAATCAATATTTAGTTTGTCAGACTCTGACAAAGATCAGGAGGTTTATGAAGGGATAGTTATAATGTAAACAATGTGATCAATGGTACATATGGATATGTGTGGCTGAATGATCAGTATATTGCAGAAGCAACAGCATTAGAAGCAAAGTACAAGATCACAAAGTCAGATGTACCGCAGTGTGGGACTTTGAATAAGGGACAGAAGATCACACAGCTTGAGGGAACAGGAACCTTAAAATTAAATAAGGTTTCATCTTATATGATCAAATTATTGCTGGAAGATGTAAAAAAGGGTATTATGCCGGACATCACAATCATTTCAGCGGTAAAAGATCCGGCAGCATTAGGAAATGAACGTGTAAAGCTGACAGGGGTAAGTTTCGATGAAATTACACTTGCAAACTGGGAAGCAAACAAATTAGGCGAAGAATCATACGCATTTACATTCATGAATGCGGAAATGATTGATACAATTTAGGAGGATATATGGATTTATTACAGAAATTATTGCAGATTGACAAAAACGATGTAAGAAATAAGAAAAAAGGAACTTATAAGAGTGGAAATATGCAGGAACTTGTTGGAGATCCTGTGATTGAGATTCAGGAGATTGATGCAGAAAGATTAACGGAATTGCAGACATTACCATTAAATGAAAATGGTACGTATGATTATACACTTTCGTTTGCGGCAAATTCAATGACAGTTGCTGAAGGTGTTGTAAATCCAGATCTTACAAACAAAGAATTACAGGATCATTTTGGTGCACAGAATGCAGCAGAATTGGCTAAAATTTTGTTTAAGACAGAAATTGCAGATATTGCAGTTAAGATTGCGGAACTTTCTAGTCCAGAGGTAATAACAGATGAAGATGTAAAAAACTAATCGACGAAAGAGGAGATATGCAGATGGCGTATCTCCTCTTTCGTGATCATAACATAACACCATCGCATTATTACTCACTTGGAGCAAATGAGAGAATACTAATAAGAGGATTCATAAAAAAAGAATGCCAAGAAAGAGAGGATTTGTACAAGGAGCAAAGTAGTTGATGCGACCTTACGACTTATAGACAAGTATACAGGACCATTGCAAAAGGCGGCAGAACAGACGAAACATCAAGTCGGTTACATGAAACGACAGGCAAATCAGATTAAAAATGTCGGAAAAAGCATGTCGTCGGTTGGAGCATCGTTACAAAAAAATGTGACGATGCCGATCCTTGGAGTGGCAGGAGCAACTGCTAAGATGGCAAGTTCCTTTGAGAAGGATATGGGCCAGGTCAATACATTGCTCGATAATAAAGAACACTTAGAAAAATATAAAAATACTGCAATACAGGTATCAAATGATACAGGGATTGCACTTGGAACTGTGTCAAAAGGTGTATATCAGATGATATCTTCCATTGGAGACAGTGGTAAGAAGACACAAGATATTTTTGCAATATCTGCGAAAGCAGCAAAAGGTGGAGGATCAACAGTTGCTGAGTCTGTAGCGTTGATATCATCAGCCATGAAGGGGTATAACAGTGTAAATGCGAAGACGGCACAAAGTATCTCTGATATGGCATTCCAAACACAAAAGTTAGGAGTTACAACGTATAAAGAATTAGCGGCATCAATGCAGCCATTGTTTCCTCTTGGAAATTCGTTAAGCGTGTCTTATCAAGAGCTTTTTGGTAGCATGGCAACTCTTACAGGCGTAACTGGAAATACCGCAGAGGTTACAACACAGCTCAAAGGTCTTTTTACAGGACTCTTAAAGCCAACCGATGCAATGTCTGAGCTGATGAAAAAATACGGATATCAGAACGGACAGGCAATGATCAAGGCGAAGGGCATGAGTGGAGTTCTTCAGATTCTAAAAAAAGAAACTGGAGGACAATCAGACAAAATGGCGAAGCTGTTTAGTAATTCAAGAGCACTTACGGCAGCATTAGCCCTCACTGGTTCGCAATATGATACCTTCAAAGAAAAGACAAAGAAGATGAATCAGGCTGCTGGTTCGACAGAAAATGCTTTGAAGGACATGAAAACATCAACTACAGACATTAAGAAATCAGTGAATAGTGCGAAAAACTCAATGACTGTATTTGGTGCATCAGTATTAAAAGTAGTTGCTCCATCAATCACGAAGGGTGCAACAAAACTTGCTGATCTTGCGAAGAAGTTCGCAAACATGAGTCCAGAAACTCAAAAATTTATTGTCAGATTAGCTTTAACAGCGGCAGCAGTAGGTCCTGTAATAAAAGTTATAGGAAATTTAACAACTGGTGTTGGTGGATTAGCCAGGAAAATGATTAATCTATATACCAGCTTCACACAAGCTGAAAGTATATCAGCATTTTTAGGACCTGGAGGTAAGATTGCATTAGTGCTTGCTGCTATTGCAGTTGCAGCTGTTCTTGTTTATAAAAATTGGGATAAGATAACAGCTGGAGCTAAAAAAATGCAGAAAGCGGTTGTGAAAGCAATGAATGCAGCAGGAGTTGATACAAAACAACTTGGAAAAACTGCTCGTCAGATTGGATCAATGGCAGCTAGTTCTTTTGGAAAGATAGGAAAAGCAGGAGCCGCAATTGTTAAGTTTTTAAGACCAGCTGCAACATTTGTTGCTGGAGCATTTAAAATTGCATTTGGTGCTGCATTTAAATTTATTGTAGCCAGAGCATCAGGATGGCTTAAATCAACACTGGACATAATTCGTGGAGTTACAACAGCATTTAGTGGCATAATAACATTTTTAGAAGGTGTATTTACAGGAAACTGGAAAAAGGCATGGACTGGTGTGAAAACAATATTCAAAGGAGCATTTGAGGCTCTTGTTGGATTTGCAAAACGACCATTGAATCAGGTAATAGGACTTGTAAATTCAGTTATATCTGGATTGAATGGATTAAAAATTCCGAGTTGGGTTCCAAAACTTGGAGGTAAGGGAATTAATATTCCAAAGATTCCTATGCTTGCCAAAGGAACATTGAACTGGGCAGGAGGTCTTGCCCAGGTACATGAAAAAGGTGGAGAATTGATTGATCTGCCACATGGAACACGCGTGTATCCACATGATGAGTCTATTAGACGTGCAAGGGAAGACGGAAAGAAGACGTATCGCATTGAAAAATTTGCTGATACGATCATAATCCGTGAAGAAGCAGATATTCATAAAGTTGCAAAGGCACTTGCTGACGAATTAGAAGCAGTACCGGGATAGGAGGATAGTTAAGGGAAATTTGGTTAAATAATGGAAGTGACAAGATCCGGTTTCCGGTATTGCCATCTAGTTTTAAAATTGCAACATCGCAACAGAACACGTCAGAGAACGTGCATCGAAAAGGCGAGGTGAATCTGCTTGGAGAGAGGAACTTAGAAACCGTAGAAATAAGTTCCTTCTTTCCAGCCCAAAAATATAATTTCTGCCAGTATACCGGATTTGATACAAATCCATATACTTATGTAGAGAAAATCAAAAAGTGGGAGAGAGGAAAAATCACTCCCACTTTTATTATGACAGGAAAAGTAAATTTTAATAAAGTCGTATCGATCGAAAGTTTTGAGTATGGCGAGGAAGATAGTTCGGGGGATGTTGCTTTTACTTTGAATTTAAAAGAATATGTGACAGTATCCTATTCAACGCCAAAGAAAAAGACATCGAACGGCAAAAAGGTAACAAAAAAGAGCAGTAGCAAAAAAAGAAGTACGAAAAGTACAAAAACGACAAAATACACAATAAAAAAGGGCGATACACTTTGGAAGATCGCCAAAAAGAAGACAGGAAAATCTTCGAATTGGAAGAAGATTTATAAGAAGAACAAGACAGTGATTGAAAAAGCAGCAAAGAAACATGGGCGAAGAAGTAGCAGCAATGGGAGATATATCTACCCAGGGACGAAACTGGTGATTGTGAAATGAGTTTAGATCTAAAAGTTACGCAAAATGGAAATAACATAACGAATATGATTGGAACAATGACGTGGTCCGGGAGTGCATACTCTGCGGCACGTTGTTTTGAATTTACAATACTGAATCCAGCAGGAGACAGTCATTTTAAAGTGCCAAACATAAAGGATGGAGATGTGATCTGTTTTTATAATGGCAAAACCAAATTGTTCCACGGTAAGATAACCAAGCGAGAGCGAAAAGGCGAAGCAGGAACAATCACATACACCGCTTATGATTATATGCTACATTTGATACGTTCCAAGGGAACATACAAGTTTAAGAAAAAGAAGCCGGAGCAGATCACACAATTGATTTGCAAAGACTTGAAGATAAAGACAAAAAGTATTGCAAAAACAAATATGAAGATCAGTAAGTTGTTAGTGACTGATAAAGAATATTACAACATTATATTAGTTGCATATACAAAAGGCTATAAAAAGACAGGGACAAGTTATCAGCCGATCATGGAAGGAGACAGGCTGTCAGTGATCAAAAAGGGTTCAATGCTTCCGGTTATATTGAATCAGCAGGAAGGAATCACAGAATCATCTTATGAGGAAACAACTGACAGCATGGTTAATAAGGTTGTGATCTATAACCAGAAGAATAAGAAGATAGGAACTGTATCCAATAAAAACTGGGTAAAGACTTATGGTACATTCCAGGAGTCCATCACAGTTGAAAAGGGAAATGGAAAAAAGCAAGCAAAAAATACGCTTGCTGGTCTTGAGAAGACTGCATCATTGACTGCGATCGGAGACATTCGATGCAAGTCAGGATACGGAATAAAGATAAATGATACGGATTCTGGTCTGACCGGAACGTTTTGGATCAGTAACGATACGCATACGTTCGAAAATGGAACTTATACGATGACGTTAGAACTTGCATTTAAGAATGTGATGGAGACAGAGGAAGGAGATACAGAATCAAGCAGCTCTTCCAGCACAAAAAGCAGTGGAATCCTAAACGGCAAAAAGGTAAAAGCATTATATACCGCTTATTATCCGGCAAACAACAAAATGGAAGGCGGTTACTATGATTGTAAGGGTAAGAAATTGGACCCAAGTAAATATACATGTGCAGCACCAGGAAGCATAAAATACGGAACACAGATCCAAGTGCTGGGAACCAAGACAAGCCGTGACAAGAAGGTTCATAAAGTCAATGACCGAGGTGGAGCAATTAAAGTGGTCAATGGAGTATATCACTTCGACTTGCTTATGAAGACGAGATCACAGTGCAATCGGTTCGGAAGACGTTCAGGTTACGCAATTATTGGAAATGGGACAGGATATAAGCAAGTATCATCTGGAAGCTCGAAAGCGGATAAGGTAATAAAAAAAGCTAAATCTTATATTGGAAAAGTAAGATACGTTTACGGAGCATCATCGCCACAATCAGGACGATCGGATTGTTCTGGATTCACCTCATACGTTTTCAAAAAATCCGCCGGCAAAAGCATTGGAAGGACAGCACTTGCACAATCGCAGAAAGGCAAGAAGGTTTCTAAGGGGAACTTAAAAAAAGGAGATTTAGTTATTTTTCAGGGAACCTATAAAGCAGGAGCCAGTCATGTAGGAATTTACATCGGATCGGGCAAATTTATTCATTGTTCTTCCTCCGGTGGAGTTAAGATCAGTAGCTTAAGCAGCACGTACTATGTACAACATTGGCAGCAAGGAAGGAGAGTACTGTAAGGAACGCATATGAGAGAATTTTAAGAGTTATGAGAGAACAGGGAAGTAAAGACAACCCAGAACAGTTACAACTTGCACGTGTCATAGGCGGACAGGTGGTGATCGGAGGGCAGAGACTTGATCCAGAGGATTATTTGATTGCAGATGGTGTAACTATTGCAGATGGTGATACAGTACTGATTATCCAGATCAGTGACGATCAATATGTTGTAATTTGCAAGGTGGTGAGTGCTTAATGTTTCCGTTCGAAGAAGATACAGAAGAAGAGCTGATTGAGGAAGAGGAAGAAGAATATTATCCACGAGAGTATGATATAGATTTTGCAACAGGGAAATTAACAGGAAAGATAGCAGAGGGAGCACGTGCTCTTGCAGTGTGGGCATATATTGCAATACGTACACAACGATATAAATATTTTCAATATTCCTGGGATTATGGATGTGAAATCTGTGAGCTGATTGGAAAGACGTATTCCGATGAATATGTCTATTCTGAGGTTAATCGAATGCTTACCGATTGCCTGGAAGTAAATGCATATATAAGTGGAATTGATAATCTGCAAATTGAACGATCAGCTGAAAGATTAAAAATACAATTTACATTATTAACGGACTACGGAGAAGAGGAGGTAACAGCCGAGGTATGAGGATGTAACATTTGAGTCAATCATGGATGAAATGATGGAAGATATGCCGGATGGTTTGGACACGAGCGAAGGCTCTCTGATCTATAACGCGTGTGCGAAGCAGGCGGCACGTTTGGAGCAGGCATACATAGATCTTAGAGCGGTTGCAGACAATCAGTATCCTGATACCGCAGATTTGGATCATTTAGTTAAGTTTGGCCAAGAGCGAGGAATTTATATTGAAGAAGCAACGTCAGCAGAGTTCGAAGGACAGTTTAATGTTGCTGTACCAATCGGTACTGAATTTAGTGGAGATGATTACAATTACATTGTAACGGAGCTGATCAGCGACGAAGATCACAAGTACAGGTTAGAATGTGAAGATGCCGGATCAGAACCGAACGGATGGACCGGAGATCTTATGTGCCTGGATGATGTGGATGGATTGGAAGATGCAGTACTAACTAAATTACTGGTCGAAGGAAAAGATGAAGAGGATGAAGAATCATACAGAATGCGATTACTTGATTCTTTTGAGATCAAGCCATACGCAGGAAACCGAAAATATTATGAACAGGAAATCGGAGCAATTGATGGAGTTGGCGGAATAAAAGCTTATCGAAGGATTGGCAGCACGATAGATATTGTGATCATATCAGATGAGTATGGAGTGCCGTCGCAGGAATTTGTCTCAAGTGTACAAGAGAAAGTTGATCCAATTAGTTCCGCAGGCGATGGAAACGGAATTGCACCGATCGGGCATGTGATAACGATAAAAGCGGTGGAATCTCAGACGATAAATGTCAGTGCTGCGATTACATGCGATGAAGGATATACGACTGAAGGACTTACTACGCAGATAAATAATGCAGTTGAAGCCTATTTACTCGAATTAAGAAAGAAATGGACAACGACAGATAGTATTATTGTAAGACGCGCAGCTGTCGAAAATGCGATCTATAACATTGAAGGAGTATTAGATGTATCAGATGTGAAGTTCCAGGAAGCAGATGATAGTGGGAATATAACACTGCAAAAAGATGTTGTACCGATTAAAGGAGTGATATCATGCACTTAGAGTATCCGGAATGTATTCTTAATATAGATGAGATGAAAGCGATATTTGATGCTGAAGAAGTCGTTGGACAAAAATTTGAGGATAATATTGCAGACTGCGATAGTAATACGACTATTGCAGAATCATCAGAAACAGGGATAAAACGACGAGAAAAGATTCTTGGCATAAATCCGCAGGATACAGACAGTCTTGAATTGAGAAGATTCCGCGTGATGCTGAAATGGTATGACAGCTATCCATATACGCAAGAGAGTCTTATGAATAAGATGAATGATCTGCTGGGAAAAGGAAATTATACGCTTGCAGTTGTTCTAAATGAGATGAAAATGATTTGTCTGTTAGGTCTGAAGAAAAAAGATATGGAAATCGAATTTAAGAAGCTTCTTGAGGAAATTGTGCCTTTAAATATTTTTTTGGACATCGGATTGAGATACAACAGATGGATAACCATGCACAAATACACATGGGGAGAAATGAAGAAATATACATGGGAAGAATTGCGAAGTAGTGCTAAATTGGAGGAAAATTATGAGTACAAGAACAAGTAATTATAATCTGATCAAACCAGGAGAAGAAGATTTTGTTGACATTAAAGATATCAATAAAAACATGGATATGATCGATACGAAGATGAAGGACGTGGAGAACAAGGTAGGTGCTCCATTGATCGCAGCAACAGCAGCAGAAATGACAAATAAAGAAAGAGTGTATGTGTATGTTGGCAGTCAGTCCGGATACACAAAAGGAAACTGGTATTACTGGAATGGCAGTTCCTGGGTGTCTGGTGGAGTTTATAACAGTGTGGCAGTGGAAACAGATAAGACGTTAACTGTAGCAGGCAAGGCAGCAGATGGAGAAGTGGTTGGACAAGAAATTGGTTCACTAAAGGAATCTTCATGCGACAATCACAATTTAATCCAAGTTGCTATAAATGAATTTGACGGCTATAGAAGTTTATCTGATCAAGTAATTGAAGACGGCGGAATGCATTGTGCGGTGTCTGATTTTATACCATGTGTCCCTAAACAAAAATTTCGGTATAAAGGATTCGCAAATGCAAATGTATATTCTGTTTGCTTTTTTGATTCTAATAAAGAAATCATAGGGCATGAACAATATGACTCAAAATACACATATACAGAGGTGGAAATTCCAAATAATTGTTATTTTGTAAAATTTCAATCGTTTGGATACAAATCGTCATCAAGTATTGCAGAATTAGATTTTAAATTGACTGATAGTACGGACTTGAAAAACATGTTGAGTTTTCCACAAATGGAAGAAAATAAGAAAAATATTGTAAAATTAGAAGAAAAAATAGGAAATAGTATTTTGAAATATAAAGATCTCACAAGCGAATTGCTTACTCTTGATGTGTATATAAATAAACAAGGAAATGCTGTGAATGCAGATAAAGGAACAGCATTAGGAAGTGAGTATATCAAAGTTGAAAAAGGCGATATGTTCCGCTTAACTGGATATGCGAATTATGCAGTTGCTGGCATATGTCAGTATGATTCAAATATGAGATTTTTAAAAGCTCAACTGTATTCTGAGGATAACACCGGTTATATATATACAAATCATGAAATAGAAATCGATGAAAATACAGCATATATCAGATTATGTGCGTATGGTATAAGTAGTCATGAATACAAAATTGAAAAAAAGTGTATTGTGTCGTTATATGATTTTATAAATGATTATATTGACACAGATAACGAGTATGATGGAAATATTTTAAAAGGCAAAAAATGGACTGCATGTGGAGACTCATTCACAGAAGGAGATTTCACAGGATTCATTGATGAAAATGGATTAAGTGGTAAAAATAGTACTGTTATATATGATGGCAACAGAGGAATGTATAAAACATATCCGTGGTGGATTGCTGAACGAAATAATATGGAATTAGTAAACGAAGCAAAATGTGGTTCTAAGTTTACTAATGTAGACAATGCAACGAGTGGCAATGTATTTTCATTACGTTATAAAAATGTACCTTTAGATTCTGACTATATAACATTTATGTTTGGGCTAAATGAAGTCGGATTAACAGATGCACAAATAGGAACTGAATCTGACAGTGATATCACAACATTATGGGGTGCGTACAATGTAATTTTCGAGTATTTTTTAACAAATGCGCCTAAGGCGAAAATGATGGTTATTATTCCAGATGCTTGGATGAATAAAAAATATGCTGATGCAACAAAAGCAATATGTGACCACTGGGGAATTGTATGTAGGGATTTAAAATTTGACACGTCAGTAACAATGGGGATTGGAGGTAGAAGTAATGTATCATCAAAAGCGACAGAATTAAGGGATAAAGCCTTTAAGGTAACAGACAAAAATAGTCACCCTAACGTAGTTGCACATGAGTATAGGAGTACAGTCATTGAATCGTGGATGAGGGCATTATAATTAACTAAACAGGCCGTTAAAAAGAAAACTAAAATTGCCTCTATGTTGAGAATTCGAAAACATACATAGAGGCACTTGTGAAATATTAAGGAATATATATATCCTTATTGCAAGACTAACATATTTCAGAATTAAAAACAACAAAAATAAACAAAGGAGTAAACATTGAGTGACTATAGCAGGCTATAGTTAACTTGCTAATTTTAGAAAAAGTAGTATCGAAAGGATATTTAAGGTGATATAATTAAAAAAAGGTGTTGATGAAAATGAAAATTTTTAAGGTGTTTCAGAAAAAACCAGCCTATGATGAGGATCAGGAAATGATAATCTTGGCAAATAGTTTAGAAGAAGCGAAGAAAATAGCATATGAAAATTGGCAATTTCGCAGTGATATTAAAGAACTTTTTATTGAAGAAATTTCATTACACGAAAGTAAAATAGTGTGTATATGTCATTATGGAGAATAGGGAGGAAATCCCTCCCTATTTTGGAATATTCCCATATGATAATCGCATATAAGCCGCATTTGGTGGAGGTTTAATAATATCAAAAGGACCTGATTTTACTGGTGTTGCTGTTCTAGTTGAATGATTGCCATTTTCAGAAGTGAGCAATCCTGGTTGAATTATATTTTCTACAGGAAGTCCGTGTAATATTTTTTTTAGTGACGGATTGTATGGCTTAGGAAGATCAAAGGCACGTGATATACTGATTAATAATTCGTGGGAAATTTGTCTGACTAATGCGTATTGTAAATATTCAATTGGAGATTCAATACCATTTGAGTCGATGTTAGTAAAAATATTTATTGCATGAGTAAGGATATCTCTGTATGTAGAATCCATATTTTCATATCGATCTACATGGACGCCTCCATCTTGTTCAGCCATGGTAAGCACTATTTTCTTTCGACTTAACATAATATTGTGGTGTTCTGTTTTTGATATTATAATGTTAGAGTTCCACCAATCTTCGAAATCAATCCATTTAACGTCAATCAGCATGCTGTTATTAAGGATTGGGACGTAAATATTCTGGTTTGTAGAATCAGAATAGGGTGCGGAAGCTTGGATAGCTGCGAATCCAACCAGGTTTATAGAAAGTATAGGATCAACGGCATCATATCCTGTATTATAGAACTTCATTGTATCTTTCGCATTTAGAGAAGTAAGCAAGCTTACAGTTTGACTTTTCCTACCAAGTGGAGGATCTTTTACAAGAGTTCGAATAATGCCAGACATTATTTTTGCTTGTGAAAAAGATTCATTATCATAGGAATGACACGCATCAATAAGTAATGAAACTTGTTCTTTTAATTGGTGTAAATAATAACTTTCTTGCGTAATCATAATTATTCACCTCCTTTCTGTAAGAAAGATTATACCATTAATATAGTAAATATTACACATGTAATTTATAGTGAATGGCGTTCGAAAGAGCGCCTTTTATAATGCAAAAAATTACCTAATTGTATAACAAAAAAGGACGTTCAAAAAAACGTCCTTTTTTAGAAAATCGATGTATAGGGGTTTTATACATCAAGTATGAAAAAACTTCCTTAAAATTATAACAATTTTTTACAACAATGTCAAGAGAAAGGAGACAAGCAAATATGAGAATCAGAGAAAGACCAACAAAGGTCTTATTTTTGTGCAAAAATAAATTTCTTCAAAAGAAAGGAAAGTGAGGTTATGAAGAAGAAAATGGAGCAGGTAAATAATGCAAAAATAATGATAATTGCAATCGGATCAGCATTATCCAGCTTACTTGGAGTGCTAGCATTTCCGAGTGCATTAATGATTACTAGTAACCTGGTTGATTATGCGACGGGACTGATTGCAAGCAAATTCAGGAATCAGGATATTAATTCATACAGATCAATCAGGGGCATATTTAAGAAGATAGCGATGTGGTTACTGGTTGTAGTAGGCGCGATCGTGGACGAGATGATCAAATATTCAACTGCCCAGATTGGATTGGACATTAAGATCTCATTTTTAATAGCAAGCATTGTTTCGATATGGATCACATGCAATGAGGTAATTTCAATTCTGGAAAATATACAGGATATCGGAGTACCGATCCCTAAATTTTTAAAACCACTTGTAAAAAATATCAGATCACAAGTGGAAAGCAAAGCAGACATCCTGGAAGATACAGATAAGGGGGATGAATAAATATGGCAGCAGTAAGTAAAAAATGCATTAAACTCGTAAAAGAGTTTGAAGGATTATACCTAAAATCTTATAAAGATGAAGTCGGAGTTTGGACGATCGGTTACGGAATCACAAATGCAGATAAGGCGATCACGAAAGTAACAGTGAAAGCTGGGCTTAAGATTACGGAAAAAACAGCGGATAACTGGCTTGAAAAAGCATTAAATAAAAAATATCTGCCGAAAGTTATGAAATATAACAACAAGTATAAATGGAATCAGAACGAGATTGACGCATTAGTAAGTTTTGCATACAACATCGGAAGTATTGATGCGTTGACTGCAAACGGAACGAGATCACGAACAGCGATTGCATCAAAGATGCTCAAGTACAATAAAGCTGGCGGAAAAGTATTAAATGGATTAACCAGGAGAAGAAAAGCAGAACGAAAGCTTTTTCTTACAGCGGTTAAAAAGAAAGCCACAAAGAAAAAAACGTATGCAACAGTAAATACGAAGAAAGATCCTCTTACGATCAGGAGCGCTGCAAATGCGAAATCAAAAGAGCTTGGAAAGATTCCGAAGGGTGTCAAAGTAGAAGTAGTTAAAAAAGGAGCTTCGTGGACGAAGGTTAAATACAAAACAACCACTGGATATGTAGCAACTAAATATCTTAAATAACAATTAAGCCAGGGAGAAATCCCTGGTCTTTTTTTATACATAAAAATACACCAAAAAAAGTGCAAAAAGCTATTGACATTACACTGTTTTTGGTGTAATATAAAGATAAGTTAAGAGAAGAAAGGAGATTTCAGAGATGAAAAAATACAATGTGTCAAAAATCATGAAAAGAGCTTGGGAGATCAAAAAAGAAGAAGACCGCAAAGCTCTAAATAAATTATATAATCGAAATGAATTCAGAGAATTAAAAGAAAACGAAAAAGTATTATTTTCTGAATGCATGAAACTTGCATGGGACGAAGCAAAAAAGGCAGTAATTATTTCTGAAAAATACGATGTCTATTACAATGAAGCAATGATAATTGCAGAAAAAGACAGCGAACTGACAAGCGAATTTGGCGGAAATGTTAAATGGAACATCTGGAGAAAATACGGAAGAAACAGAGCATACTACACAGTATCTACAAGAAGCAATTATGCAAATAAAAAGAAAGATAACTATGTTGAATTATAATAAAGAAAAGGAGATATAAACCATGATTAAAAAAGAAGAAATTTTGAAAACATTACAGGAAAAATACATCGGCATGAACTGGAACGATGTAGATTATGACGAAATTATTTGTGACTTTGAAGACTATGAAGAGCAGGGAGAAACAGATGTTATTGTGGATGATAAAGATTATTTCACAGATGATGTATTTACAGTTTCTGCATATATAAACGCTAGGAACTCAACAAATTTTATTTTTTGGTGTAAAAATAACATTGTTGAGGATGTCTTAATACGATAGGTGACTAAATATGAGAACAAAATGGTTGGAAATGCAGGGCAAAACAGTAAACGGATTTAAAATATTGGAAGTTTACAGAGAAAATAAGCGGACAATGGCAAAAATTGTCTGCCCTGCTTGCGGTAAAGTGTTCACAACGAGGGCGGAACATATTAAAAACGGAAAAGATTGTGGGTGCACTACCAAAAAAAAGATGAATGACCTAACTGGTAGAAAATTTGGTAGGCTCACAGCAATAGAACCAACGAATAGAAAAGCATCGAATGGTGCTATTATTTGGAAGTGTATTTGCGATTGCGGAAACGTAAATTTCGTTGACAGCGGAAGTCTTACAAAAGGAAGGGTACAAAGCTGCGGATGCCTAAGAAAACCGCATGAAATAGAGCAAGGCAAAAGAATGGCAGAAGAAACAAAGAAACAATGCCTTGAAGGAACAAGCATAAGAAGTCTGACGATGAAAAAACCAAGGACAAACACTTCTGGAATAAAAGGAGTGTCTTGGGATAAAAGGAGAAATAAATGGTTGGCACAGATAGAATTTAAAGGAAAGCACTATTATTTGGGAAGATTCCCAAATAAAGAAGATGCAAGAGAAGCAAGAGAGAAAGCCGAAAAAGAAATGTTCGGTAAGTTCCTGGAAGAACACAAAGATATGATCAAGAACAAGGAGGAAAATGAAGAAAAATGATAACGTACAAAATAGATGTTTACAATAAACTAAAGGAAAAAGGATACAATACAACAAAGATTAGAAACGAAAAAATTCTTTCTGAAAGCTCATTGCAGAAAATAAGAAAAGGAGAAATTATTGGGATAAATGCTCTTGATAAAGTGTGCAGGTTATTAGAAATGCAGCCTGGAAACATAATTAAATATGAGAAAGATGAAAGATAAGAAAAAATACACCACAAGATTAGATCACGGGAAAGACGTGTGGAGACAGGCGCTTTCCGGAACAAATTGGGTAGAGGAACTAAAGAAAAGTGGGTTAGAGTATACAGCACTTCCAGACCTTGAGCATGAAGTATATAAATATATTAAGGATGGAAACGAGAGATATGCTTTGGTTTATTATCCAGACATTCCAGAGGAAGCTCTACAGGAAGTATATATCATAGAAAAGATTCCTGATGATCTGAGCTGGGATAATGTGATAGAAGATTACAGACAGCAGAGCAGAGGGCATGATCCAATGAAACTGCCAACACGAGCAAGGCTATTGTACGATGAAGCCGATCGCATAGCATATGAATGGGAAAAAGAAGATCCAGATTTTGCTAAAAACTTTTGGCATAGACATACAGGATATATTGATCCTAAACGATTTAAGTCTGCTCTTACGTTACTTGGAACAAGTATCGAAGAGTTAAAAGAAATGGATCATTCTGATACGCCAGAAATTGATGAACTGTAATAAATGAAGAGAAGAAAGGTTTAAACAGGTGAGCAATGAATAGTATATATCATTATACTTTGTCGACGGGACATATGAGGAGATCATTTGCCAGAGAAGTAAAAAAAGAAGTACGGGCAAGGGTGAGAGAACTTATTAAATTTGAAAGAAACGTTGCATGTAATTACACAATTCCGTTCCTGGATGGGACAAAAATACATGTTGTAGCCAACGGATCTTTTTATTCTGCGACAATCACGGCAGAGGTCAAAGAGGAAAATGTTATACTACTGACAACAGTAGGATGCAAAGATGAAACGGGATTACCACTTGCCATGAAAGCGATTGATAAAGCTCAAAAAGATTCAACAGGAAAAAAATTGAAAGGGTATCATCCAAAAATTCCGTTCATTGTAGATGTCACAACACAATATTGCATACTGATTGCGGACTGGTCTGGAGATTTTTGCAGGACATTAGCCTGGTCGATTTTTGACGACCAAGAAGCATCAGAAGATTAATTTATAAAAAGGAGAAAAAATTTAAGGAGGTAAAATGCTGAATATGAAAAAAATAGGACGCCCGACGGATGCTCCGAAAACTATTGTGAAAAGAGCAAGAATGTCGGAAGATGATGTTGAAAAATTAAAAAAATGCTGCGACGAATTACACGTAACGGCATCAGATGCAATTAGAATGGGCATTCAAGAACTGTATGAAAAGATTAAATAAAGGTAGGAGGGAAACAAAAATGAATAAAAAATTAGTATTAGCAGCAATTGCAAGAGAGGTGAATTTCTGGTACGATGTGTCGCTTAAAACAGACAGCGACATAACGAGAGAAGAAGCAGGAGACGTTGATAGCATGTACAATCTTGTACTGCAAAGGCATTAATAAAAAGAAGATAAAAAAGGATCAGAGAAAGCCACTCCGATCCTTTTGTTTTGGTTATGGGAGAAAGCAGAAAAATAAAAGGGGGTATATTTCTGCAACGAAAGGGGGTATATTTCTGCAACAAAAGGGGGTATTATTATGTATAAAAAAGGGGTATTTTCTTGCAAAAATGAAAAAACAAAAAAATACCCTCTTTTTATACATTTGGACACAACAAAAAGCTTGAATTTATGCGGATTTCAAGCTTTTTCGTAGTCAATTAATAAACCGAAATAGAGAAGACATAGGTTAGAAAAGCGTAAATTTTTAAAATCTTAAAAATGAACAGTAGGAGCTCACTAAAAAACTTTATATGCAATTGCAATAAGGTCATCCATTCCGGACAAGACACCTTCTTCCCATCACAATACTGCGTAAGGATCGGCTGTCTCACATTTGGACGAGACAGATAATCTGCAAAAATTTCATCAACGATCGTATTAATAGAATTATAAGTTGTCTTTCCAGGAATGAATTTATGATCATAAGCTGTAGAAGATGTGATCGTAAAATCATGCCCTTTATTTCTATACCATTCTGTATACACACGATTCAAAGTAAATGACATGATCGCAAGAATATTTGCTTCAAGCGTTGCCCTTGGCCAAGTGGAATAAATCTCACAGGCGGCAACATTTTTGATGTAATCTTTATAGCGGACATAATAATTCTGCGCAGTTTTATCACCGACAGGACCATCATGAACAATAATATATTCAGGGATCACAACCCTGCTTAAAACAATCTCACCGCTTTCGTTGACTGGCTTGATCTCAGATTCCGCAATCTTGGGAGGATAATTACCCCATAAGGTATGCGGACCGATCACGATCGGGTGTTCTTCTGTTGGAGTGTGGGTTTCTTCAGGAATCATGGAAACAGGCTGCAGGCCTTCCACACCAGAAAGAATCTGTGCACCTGAGATCGTGACAGGTTTATATTCATCAGAATGTATTTTTAGATTATATTCAGAATAAGGCTGATTTTCACTCGGAGACATGCTGTATTCCACGGGAGGAGCAGGGAGGTCAACGACAGGTGTCTGCCCATTTTCATCAGTAGATACGGTCTCAAGAACAGAATCAGGATCACCAGTATAAGAAATCTCGATCGTAGCGTTAGGGATTGGGACGGCTCTCTGTCTTGAAGTTACCTGTATTTTTAACTGTCCACGATCGACAAGATTGTTAGTTTGTATTTCTGGCAT